CACAAGACAAATCATTCGTATTAAACACTGGTTTAACATCAGTAGAATTATCAGATGTTATCGAAGGATTTTTAGTTTTATATACAGTGGATAACGAATTCATAATCGGATCAAAAGGTGTTAAAACTCAAAATGAAGTTGCAGAAACAGAAACAGGATATGGTGTTGTAGGTTTAGAATCTAACTTCTATACAAAATATGAAAATGGTAGTATAAACACAGGAGATTTCTTCTATACAAACAGAATACCTTTTGGTATCTTACAAAATGCAAATAACTTACCATATGTAAGTGGTGAAGAATTTATAAGTGATATCTACTTCTTCAATGGCGAGTCACCAGTTTCGGTATTTGGATTGACAGCTGGTATAAATGTAGGACCAACTTCATCTGCAGCAGGATATGATTATATAGCATTCAACTCTTCTGAAGATCCGGCATTAGAATTATATGATATTATATCTATACCAAGTGCAATTACTAACACAGGAACATTTACAATAATATCTGATAATTTAATATCCACTATAGATGATGGTGCAGGTATATTCAACTATGTTTATAAAGTAAGTGAAAATACTACATATGAAAGAGTTCAAAATGTTTCTATAATTGAAGATTTTAACACAAAACATTACCTTAAAATGTATTTAGATACAGATGGTAAGTTAAATACATACTTTATGGATGAAACTTTCACAGCATTTGAAGAAGTTGATACAAATACCGCAGGTACAATAGAGATACAATCTGCAATATCAAACTACAAACAAACTTTAGAAATTGAGGTACCAACAGGATATACTCAAGTTCCTAATAAGGTTCTTGTTAATGGTGCAAGATATACAGAAGTTAAAGTTGGTGATTTCTTAGAGGCATTCTATGACGAAAATACACTAGTAGCAGGGGAATACCCAAGAAAACTTACTAGAATTGTTTCTAAAAGACAATACTCAGGAAATGTAGACTTAGTAGAGATAACTTGTGATTCAGAGATTAAAGTTATTGCATTCGGAACAGACTTACAAACTACAAGATATAAAACGGTAGATAATTATGCTACCACTTATAAAGCAATACCATTAAAAGGATTTAGAGTAAGAGAAGCATCTTTACCAGATGGTACCGAAGCTAGACAAAATACATTATTAAATCTTACTGCAAAAGGAACTCCTATTTTTAAGGCATTAACTAACAAAGAAGCAATTGACTTCAGATATTTAGTAGATTCGTTTGGATTAGGTTTAACAGAGAGATCAAAACAACAATTGGTTGATATATGTGGTGATAGATTAGATGCATTTGGATTTTTAAACATGCCATCTATGAAGTCATTCAAAAACTCAAGTTCACCTACATTCGTAAACTCTGAAGGTGTTCTTCAAGCAGAGTTTATCGCAAAAGGTGCAGATCCTGAGAGTGGACCAGCATTCCTTTACTCATTCGGTGATGGTGAGGGTACAACTTGCGTTGGTTACTTCATGCCATATTTAACAGTTAATGATAATGGTAGACCATTGGATATGCCACCAGCAGCTCACGTAGCAACAACATATATGAGAAAACATATATCAAATGTTGGATCTATAACACCTTGGACTATAGCAGCAGGTGTTACTAATGGTAGAATTACAAATATCGCTGGGTTAGAAATGGATTTAACACCATCTGATATAGAATGGTTAAATGGTGCACAAATAAATCCAATCGTTTTCAAACGAAATAGAGGGAATGTTATTGAGACCGAAAATACTGCACAAACATTATATAAATCTGCTCTTTCTTACATTCACGTTAGAGAGGTATTGATAGAACTTGAAAGAGAATTGTCAAGAATGTTATTGGACTTCCAATGGAGATACAATACACCAGATATCAGATCTGAAATAAAACTTAGAGCTGATGTAATTTGTGAGACTTACGTAAGTAAAAATGGTTTATATAACTACTTCAATAAAATGGATGAAGAGAATAATACAACAGAGGTTATCGATAACCAAATTGGTGTACTTGATACTTATGTAGAACCAATTAAGGGTATGGGAATCATTGTCAACAATGTAACAATACTTAGAACTGGTGCTATTTCAGCAGGTGGATTTGCATAAAAATAAACTAAAATTAAAAAGTCCCAAAGAAATTTGGGACTTTTTTTGTTTAAACAAAAAGACAGAAGAGGAAATAATGAATGAAATAGGTTATCATAGAATATATAATACAGGTAATAAAAAATGTGTATATAATATGTAAACTTTACATGATTTAAGATATATAAGAGAAAAGAATATATCTAATATATATTCTAAAAAATAATAATATACATTATGTCTAAAGAACAAGAAATGAGCGAAGAAGATTACTTAAAAAGACATCTTCAAGATATAAATACCACACCAACAAATAGTTTCAATAGTGATATTCCACAGAAACCTATAGTGGAGAAACCTATAGTGGAGAGTACTAGAGTGACCGATTTACAATATTTTAATTTTGATATCAGAGAACTACCTTGTGGTCAATTCTATCCAGCAGGAACTCTATTTATGGTAAGACCTGCTCAAGTTAGAGAGATTCAGGCATATTCTATGGTAGATGATAATAACTTCTATGATATAGTTGAGAAAATGAATGATATATTACAAGCATGTGTCAGAGTTAAATATAACGATGGTAGAGTTGCATCATATCTCGATATTAAGGATCAAGATAGGTTATTTTTAGTATTCTTAATAAGAGAGTTAACTTTTCAAGAAGGAAACTCATTAAAAACCACCACAAGATGTACATGTGGAATAGAGAATGAAATCGAACTTAAAAAAGAAAATTTTATTTTCCATGAAATAGATGAGAAACTTAAAAAGTTTTATAACCAATCTAATGGATCATATCATTTCAAGGCTATTAATGGTAAGTCATTTGAATTAACACCACCAAATATTGGATTACAGAAGGCATTCACAGAATACATAATGAAAGAAAATAGTGAAAAGAAAAGTCCAAATCTTTCTTTCTTAAAAATAATACCATTTATGATGGGTGGTAGATCATCAATTACTTATGATGGTATAAAAGCAAAACTTGTAGAATTTGAGGGAATGGATGATATATCATTTCAATTTCTAAATGCTGCAGTTAGTAAAATGACTTTTGGTATAAAAGAACTTAAAAAAACTTGCACGTGCGGTGAGGAGGTCCGCACAGATATGCAGTTTCCCAACGGAGCTTCAGGTATTTTCGTTATTCATGATGCCTTTGAAGCATATATTGAAAAATAAATTAATGCTTCAAAAACATTTTCACACTCAGGAAGTTTCAATGAATGAATGGCCCTTTTGGATGTTCGAAGAGAATATTAAGATTGTCAATGAAATTGTTGAAGAGGAGGATAATCAAAGGAAGAAAGATGAGGATGATCAACAACAATCAATGCCTGATACAAATTCAATGATGAAAAACGCATCAAACATTACAAATAATATGAGTATGCCAAAATTTTAAAATAAAAAAAAAACCCACCAAAAGTGGGTTTTTTATTTTTAATATCAATATTAATATCCAGACGCAAGTGGTGGATTGATAGAGAATCCCGAATCGATATATTCATCAATGAAATAATCATAAACAAATTCGGCAGAAACATTCTCAATGATACCATTAGATGCCCAATCAAGATCATAACCAGCAACTTTAAAAAGCTGACAGTTTTGGAAAGTAACACGTCTTAACACAACACCCTTTTTATCATGTTGATTAACAATAATAGTACCAATCAAATCACTTTTGTAGTGAAGAGATCCATTTTGAGAGTTGAAAAGTAAATCATACCAAGCTTTCAAAGTATTCCAAACCTCCATAGAACCATTGTTATTAACGTTAACCTGAAAAGGAATTGTTAAGTTACCATGAGTCTTTGTAGGAGTGGCATAGAATGCTCTAGTTGAGTATTTAAATCTCTGAACCTTCTCTGCAACATCATGCTCTGTTAAGTTTAAACTTATCTTTGTTGCATTTTCTAACAATAAAAGAGCATCTCTCTTTTGTGCTTGAAGAATAGTTGGTAATACAAAAGTAACCTCAAAAAGGTTAGTGTATACAACCTCATCTGGTAATGTACCTGGTCCACCTGGTGAACCAACATTTGAAATCTGCGTATAGTGTGGTAATGGCATATTTTTTATTTATTTTTATGTAATTGCTTAACAATTATAATGTATATATTAATATTTTTTTACCTTCTGTTTTCAAAAGGATTTTACTATAATGTATATATTATATTTAAAAAACAATTTTTTTCCATTTTCAATATCCTAAACCAATCACTCAAAGATATATATCATAATTCACAACTATCTCTCATTTTTTAATATAACATTATATATTTATAATTAAAAAAATATCTATCCCTTACACATGAGTAAAAAAATATTTTTAATTGGAGATACCCATATAGGGTTAGGCTATCCAAACACTACAGATAAATGGCACAAAGTACATATAGAATATTTTAGAGATTTTCTAATACCTCTTCTTAAAAGAGAAGTAAAAGAAGGTGATATAATCATACACTTAGGTGATTTATTTGACAATAGAAATATCATACCTATAAACCTATTAAACTATGGTATGGATATAGTTGAGGAAATATCAAAAATAGCACCTCTTCATATAATAATAGGAAATCATGATTTGTACTCAAAAAGTGCATCCGAAATAAATTCAATAAGACCTTTCAAATACATACCAAATGTAAAGATATATGACTCCCCAAAAATATTAAAATTCAATAATTTGGATATTTTAATGATGCCATATATAGAGAAAAGGTTAGACCAAATAAAAGTAATCGATGAAAATAAAAATTGTGATTATTTATTCTGTCACTCAGATTTGAATGGTTGTAAAATGCACTTAAACTCCGCAGCACACAGAAATAACGATAAGATAGATATTGAAAACTTTAAATCTTTTAAAAAAGTAAGATCTGGTCATATTCATTTAGTACAATCAAATGATTGTTTTACATTTGTTGGATCAATTTTTCAAATGGATAGAAATGATACAGGCGACCAAAAAGGCATTTTTGTGATAAACACAGAAGATGATAGTGAAGAGTTTTTTCCAAATAATATATCACCAGTATTCAGAAAGTTCAGAGTAATAACAGAAGAGGATATCGATGGATTGGATGAGATTAAAGACACAAAGGACTACATAGATTTGGCAATATCAAACAATCTACTTATAAACAACAGAAAGCTTCGTAGGAAGCTCGAAATGATGTTAGAGAAAGGTAATTTTACATCTGTTGAATATATAGATGATATAGTACAAAAGAATGAGGATGGTGAAGATATTATTTCAGAAGCGGTAGAGATAGATGAAGAATCTATGGATATATCTATAAAGCTAGAATATGAAACCTACATTAGAGAATATATAGATAAACAAAAATATGAGAACCCTGATTTCAAAGATGGGATATTAAGTGAGTATGATGAAGTAATAAGAATTTATAATGAGAATTACAAATCAAAAATTGATTAAATGTTAAGATATATAAAATCATATAGGAAAATAATTGGTGGTAAGTGGTATAAAGTCAGAAATAGATTTGGTATTACTTACTATACGAGAAAAAAACCACAAAATATACATACCGAAATATTGTATAAGTATAGATACTAATGAAAAGAATAATATATATTACACTAATTTTAACATTAACCGGATGTGTCAGTAGAAGTTATGTTTATAAAAATTATAATAAAGGCGGACATCCAATTGGTCGAAATAAATACAAAGTTAAAGGATACGAAAGAAGATATGCTAAATAAATATAAAGGCCACTCTTATGAACGGTCTTCAATATATAAATCGTAATTTAATTTAGGATCTACCCTCATCTGATATTAACCCAAACCTTTCACGCTCTTCAATTCCTAGATTATTAATAAAAACATTAAGTTTTCCTTTAAAATCTTTTTCAATTTTATAACTTTAATAATTTTATTTTCAAATCACCAGTACCCTTTATAAGTCTATGATAAATACCCATCGGTATAAGTATCTCACCTTCAATTTTCTTAGGAAGTTCATTATCTATTTGTATCATCCAATCAGTATCTCCAATACATTCTATTACGCGATTTTCTCTATCACGATGCCAAGTCATTTCTCCAGAATCAGTATTTTGACTAAACTCTCTGATGAATGTATTATCACTTATTTTTGTTTCTTGAAATGGTTTCATACATGTTTATATAAAAATAGAAAAGGAAATCCAACTCACTTAGATTACCAGAAACCTGGATAGGTTTTATTATTCCAAAGGTGACCGTACCGATTTATACGACACGCCCAGTAGCCCGCGGTAGTCTTATCTTTTTTTGTAGAGCATTTATGACGTGCGGCAAATGACTTTCTAGCATCCGGATCACTCACCTTTGCTGTCAATCCACCCTTAACATCACCAAAAGAAATCTTTTTAACTTTACCAGTTTTTGGATTTTTAACATAAACTTGATATTTCTTAGGACCTGAACTTCTCATAGGTTTATTAAGTTCTACTTCTTTACCTTTATATTCAGCCTCATTCAATTCTTCCTCAACTTCCATTGGAATATCTAAAGGGACTCTTTCACCATTAAAAGTACCAAAGCACCCAATCTCAGTATTTTCGTATAATTCTTTATCAATACCTTCAAGTACTAAAGCACCCTCATCAAAAAGATTTCTAGCTTCTTCCAATATAGAAAAGAATTGTTTAGAACCTGGTCTAAAAACATTTTCAGTGATTGGCATAGAATTTACCAAATGATACTTTAAACCTTCGGAGAAATCCGCAAATTGTTTTATATGTTTCATATTACATTATACTTTTTAAAAAATCTTCAAATCTGACAACCTTTTCACTATCATCTGATGTAGATACACATTCACAAGGATTACATTCACAATTTGAACAACCTTCTTCTTGACCACACTCACAAGGATTACATTCACAAACAACACAAGATTCTTCTTCATTAGGTGCCAAACCACCCATAACAACATCTTCTTCTGGTACTACTTCATCAACAGAGATAGAGATTTTAAAATCCTCAAACTTTTTGATAGACTTCTTTAATCCTGGTGTAGTTACTTGTATTTCTTTTTTAAGAGCTTTCTCTTTACCTTTAGTGATTGGTTCAAACTCTGATCTAAATCCAAGAGTATCCGTATCTTCTTCTTTCTCAAAAGATTCAATATCAAAACCAACCTCAAGATCCTTCTCCATTTTAGGCTTCTCTTCTTTTAAGAATTTCTCCATCTTATCAATTTTACTCATAGTTATTTATATTTTTATACTCTATATATTATTATCGAGAACCACTATTTTAATATATAACAAAAACTATTCAATATAATGTCTAATCATAAAAGCTTAGTATTCTTTAATAAAGAAGGTGACTACTTAAATATAAAATATAACAATACGGTAGATAGATTTGAAGGAGATTTACTTTTTCATCAAAGTTCTTCAGATATCTATAAGACATTTGGTCTTTATACAATGGAATATTTACCTTCATTTGACTATTCCACACCAGGTGATTTGAAACTTGATAAGTTTCAACTATTTAATGAATTAGGTGTACACTTTTATGGTGCAAAACTGGGCACATTCTCAATTACTAAAATCGAACCGGTAAATAACGATCCAAACTTTTATTCCAAGTGGATATACGGAACCGATTTTGAAAGATTATTTCCAGTTGGAACATTTATAATGTTTGACACCGAATTTTTAGAATTCACCGATCTTAAAAAAACCTATGCCGTAATTGGTAGCAAAAAAGGTGCAATCATGATAATAAGTGAATTGGATAATGCAACATTTGAATCTACATATTATACCGATTACACATCTAGTGATTATGAAAATATTATAATAAGAGGTTCTAATTTAATTGGAACATATAACTATATAGACTCTAACTATATAAATAACCTATCAGATTGGAATGAAACATTATTTTATGAAAAATATTATAATGACAAGAGACTTAATATTATAAACTCTACTAGCAATGACGGTGTCATAACGGTTAAAAATAACCAAATACCAGATGCAATACATTTTGAATATTATGCAAGTGATATACCAACAGATAAAAATCTTATTATAGAACTTATTTCAAGAACGGATGTACCAAAGATATATGATGGTGGTATAAATATAACAAATGGGAGAATTTATTTTAATAATATAAATGACTTCCCAAAGATATTAAAACCTGGCAGAGAATTCAAAATAGTGGGTTCAAACCTAAATAAAAACTTTCTTTCAGTATCCACAATACCAAGTTTCACCGATAACACATCACTAACTTCATATCAAATAGAAGAGCAGGTAATACACAATAACTCGATATACGAATGTAAGATGACATATACACAGGATTATTCAGATCCAAATACTATGTTTATAACACCTGATAAAAATCCAGAGTACTGGGGCAAACCAACATATACAAAAGTTGACCAATCTTTAAATGATGAGGTTTTGAACAATACACAATTCTATCTAACAACCGATAGGTTATATTTTGAACAGACATATACTCAAAGTAGTTCAACAACATTAGCAATGGCATCCGAAAAATATAAAGATGATTTTAAAGCACTTAATGTAGATTTGTATATGGACAAAGGTATATTAAAGGCCGATTTGATGTACTCTAGTAGATATATTGATGTTAATTTCTATCATACAGAAATCGTAGATAGTTGTTTAATAAATTTAGGCGACAGAGAAGAATTTATAATAAATAAAGCAATAGAATTATTCAATAAACCTAATGATTTAACATCAACCAGTTCACTGACTTATAATGAATATTCTCAATTATCGAATTTATATGATACAGAGGTTAATAATTGTAACTCATATAAAATAGGTAATACCTTACAGACAAATGAGAGATTAATTGAAGTAAAAGAAACTCTTACACAAGAACTCAATTATGATTACTCAGAAAACTTTAAATATAACATAGTCTTTACAGACTTGGATGATTTTGGATTAAAAGTAATCATCAATAAGAATATCTATGATGAAGAAATAAGTTGGATTTATTCAGGTGCAGAACCTGATATGGAGAGAACAATAGATAGAACTCTTAGAAATTGGTTAAAAAGATATTATATAAGACTAAAAGAACTTGGTATAATTGCAGAGGTAGAGTACTTAGGTAGTTATACATCACCATTCTATAATGCAATAGTATTAAAGTCTGAATATCCAAATATACCAATAGATATAACAAGAATCGAAGTAGGGACAACCGCAGATTACCATATAGAGCATTCCAGAGTTTTATTTAATGAAATCGGTTCTAGTATAACATTTATAATAAATGACACTCCATATCAGACACAAACGATATTTGGAACATTCCTGGATAATACCGGTGCAACCGTTTCTGCAACTTCGGCATCCGCATCAGTAAAAATACCAGATATTCCAAAAACTTTAGAACAATGGATATTAGATCATTCATTAACACTAGAAAGTTATGGTATAATTGTAAATAATATTAACAACCTAATAAAATTTGATGTTAAAAGAACAGATAGAAGGCTTGATTATACTATAAAAACAGGTAAGTTATTATTACCAGGACATACAGACTATGTTATAACAGATAAAATAAAGGGTAATACTGGTGTAATAATAACCGGAAATGAAATAATTTTAGATAGTCTATCAACAGAATCATTTGAAGATTTAGGTTTTGGAACTGGTCGTGTAGTTTCTATAAATAATACAAAATATCCATTACAGGATATAAAATATAACCTACTTAGTGTGGACCCAAAGGCACTTAACCTATCATATCAAGGACCATTCTGGGGAACAGAAGTTAATCCATGTAAGTCATCTGGATTCATAACATTGGCATTTGATTTGGGATTCTCACAAACAACTTGTATAGTAGCGACTGGTGCGACAGGTCAAGGTGGACCATTCAACTCAATACAATATAATGATCAAATGTTTGGAGTATCTTTCAATCAAAATGATTACTTATCATCTAATATAACATTAGACTTACCAGGTGTAGATAATTTAATAGATCTAAAATATATACAACTATCTAACTCTATGTTTGTTTTAGGTGATAATATAAGTGTAATTGATGCATATACCGGTGTTTATATATCAACAATTTATCTAACCGAGAATGGTATAGATAATAGTAATAGTATAAAGATGGATTTTAATGTATATAACAATTATCTTTATTGTCTATCAATAAATAAAGTTTGGATAGTAGATCCTGTTATGAATACCATAATAGAAACGATTGAATTAGCAAGTGATGCTGCAGATTTAGTATCAAATCCAGATAATGGTGATGTTTATATTACATACACAAACAACCCAATAATATCAATATATGATAGTAGTAATGTTTTAACGACAACAATAATAACTCCTGCAACAGATACAAGAACTGGGAAAATGGTATACAATTCATTCGAAAAGGATATGTATATAACAACCGATGCCGATATTCTTTTAAGAATAAATGGTTCAACAAGAGATATACAAGAATCATATAACATACCAGGACTAACACAATCTTCGATATTTTACGAACCAGTTAACGAATCTATTTATGTCTATGCAGATACTCAATTATGGAGAGTCGACAACGGACTTACATATTCAATCGTAGGTATAACTATGAGTGAGTTTGTAGATGTAATCTATAACAATCTTACTGGAGAGATGAATATCTCAGATAAAACATATAGATTCAAATCATTAAATATAAGCGACAACTCAATAAACATTGATAAAATTCCAGCAGTTTATGGTAATTTAACACTAAATCAATATGATGGTGGTGTCTACTTAGCATCACAGACAACTAATCAGATTTTAACTATAGATTCGGGAACAGGAAATGTTATACATACCGAAAATTCAGGAGCACTAAACACTAAAATTATATATAATCCCGAAAGAAAATCTGTATGGACACTACAACCAGGTATTAAAAATATCTATGAAATACAATCCACTGTAAATAGCGAAATTGAATTAATTAGTGTAACTGGATCTTCAATTGACGAAGGTAAATATGGTACTTTAGATTTAAATTACATAAAACCAAGTGATATATGGATAAAGGCATTAGAATGTGTTAGAAAACCAAGAGAGAACTTCGAAGGTGATATTCCGGTAAAGTACTATTGGAAATGGATAGATGATCAAAGTCCTGAATTTTTTATATACGATTTGAGTGGTGAGCAATTAGAAAGCACAGGAAAATATGCATACTTAGGAGAAAAACCATTAAAAGATGTTCCATTAAATAAATATCCAAATAGAGATATTTCTAAGGTTTATCTACCAGAATACCAACAAACTATATTCAATAAGGTTGAATACGAACTTAGTTATATAGATGATCAAGATGATATTTCGACCGAACCAAGTGCATTAGAGTTATTTATTGGATTCAAGGCAGATGAGGAAGGTGCTTATAAATCACAACTTCAGCTATACAAAAAAGAGGAAGTTGAATTTAGCATAGTTAGTACAAACACAAATGATACTAATGTATCATTTGAAACACTTACATCAAATGACTATAAAAGAGGTAAGATTAAAATAAACCAAATGTCAGAAGAGACATTTACTAATAAAGGACTTAAAGTCGGACAATACTTAGGTGTATCTATAAAGGATGTAACAAACACAAAAAATCAATATTCGTCACAAAATAACGGATACATTGTTAAAATTAAAGAATTGTACACAAAAAGTATAATTGTGGATTTTTTCAACACTCAACTTGATTATTTCGAAAAAGAAAGTAGTGTTATTGAGAACTACCCAAAAGCAAACGACATAACATATCTAAAAACTACTTTTAAGGTAATAGATAGAGAAATTGGTAGATTCAACACTATCGGACAGACCGAAATTGAAGACCCAAGGTTTAAAATAGAGTTGGGTAATCAAGGTAAAAATATAGGTGTTAATGATATCTTTATATTCAAAGATTATGATATATACGAAGGTGGTATAGATTGGAATTTCCTAAATTCAAAAAGGAAAGAATTGTTATTCATGAAGAATCTTATATACCCATATATCGGTTCATACAAATCTATAATAAATGCAATAAATTTCTTTGGTTACAACGACTTACAACTTAATGAGTATTATAGAAACATTGATGTTAAATCAGAAAACTTTTCAAAACTATTTAAAGTAGAGATACCAGATATATTTGACAACACGGTGGATGGGTGGAATGAAAGTGATTTCATAAAACATACCTTTCCAAATGAAAAATTCGAAGAAACAAATCTAATGAATTTAACTTACTTTATAACAGATAAAGAAGGTAAAAATTTATTACCATATAATATAGACGAAATAACTATTAAACTACAAGGACTTAAATTTTGGTTAAAGAAAAATATAATACCACTAACACATAAAATATTAGACATAACAGGTAAATCATATTTTACAGGAGGAAACCAAATAACACATAGAGTTCATGATATGAGAATAATAGATATAAAAGAAAATATGACTCCCATAACAACAAAACTTAATGAAGTATATCTAATGCCAGTTAATACTGGATCAACTGTTTATAATTGTGTATTGGACTTTTATTCTATATTAGAAGGTGTAGGTTCAGATAAAAATCCAACTGGATTAGTACCACCACCAAAACCATACAACGACTATAAAGAAAACCTTAAATTACCTGAGTTTTTTACAATAAAAATAAGAACATATAAAACATATAAAGAATGGGCACCCTTTACAAATTATAAGAAAGGTGATAAAGTAACATACTATGGCAAATTATATATATCAACAATAGATAATAATAAAGTTAAAAGTCCTAGAAGGTATGAAGATGTATCTGAATGGGATTCAAATAGTAACTATACCGTAACAACAATAGTAAAATATGAAAATGAAATATTTGTTTATAGTGGATTAGGTTCTCAATATGATAGCACACCACCAGTATTAGACCAAGGTGATGATAAAAACTGGTTAAATATAACAGAGTGGAAAGAAATTGATTTAGAACCTGTACAAACAATTGATGAATACAGGAAAATAAAAACCGAACCAATTACAGGAGTAACACAATCGATAATATCTTTAAGTGATATAGGATCACACAAAGAACCAATAGTATCACCATTTAATTTCACTATTGATTCCAATATTGATCCGTTCATAACAATAGAAGTAACATCAGAAAACGGATATGGATCCGTTTATAGAGATAGAAAAAACTATGAAATAAGAGGACTAAAAGATTTACAAGAACCAATAGGTGAATTAGATGTCATAGGACCATTTCAACCAATAACACCAATATTTTAAAAAATAAAAAGCCTTTGAAGTATCAAAGGCTTTTTATTTTGGTAGAAATTTAATCTTGAGTTGTCTCAAGTTCTACTTTCTTAGATTTGGTTTTTTTTACTTTTGTCTCAGTAATAACACCTTCTTCAAATGAAGTTACCCAATTTTGGATTTCTGTAGAAAGGTTTTTCGCATAAGAATCATAATAATTAAATAACTTACTGATATTACCAATTCTAACTAAAACCTTAGAAAAAGTATAAGAGTCTTTCGTTAATCCTTTAACTTTATGTTTAGAAATTAAATGGTAAATATAAGTAATTTCTGTTGCATTAACAGGGAATGAAATAAGTTCCTCATCATTTGTATATTTAACCTCTCTCATTGTTCCCAATAAATCAGTTAATTCAATAGCAAAGAATACTGTGTTAACATCATACTCTAATTTTTGTAAGATTAAATCCGTTAAGAATTTCCACTGAACTCTATTAAGATGGAAGTTATACTTAACATCTCTTAAAGAGTTTGTATAATCTTGCCATAATTCTTGCGAATCTCTATAAAGAGTATCCTTTTCTTCTTCGGTTTTACCCTTACCATCATTTGTCGTCATAAAATCCTCTATTGTTTGGATTTTTTTATCCAATAAAACTTCATTAGAAGGATCAATTGTTAAATTTTCGATATTATTTTCGAAAAACTTAATTTCTGGTTTTACTACATTTGTTTCAATATTTGACATATTTATTTTTATTTTATTTTATACGAACTAGCCGTTGATTCTTTCACTTGATTTTGTTTTAGAAGGATCATTTAAATCCAAAGACTTCAATGTTTCCAACTTATCTTTAGCATTTGTATATTTTTCGATCCATTTATCCTGTTCTTCCATCAAATCAGAGTGTTCTCCAATTGCGGCAAGATTTTGACCGGAAAGATAAAGAACAATATTTGCCTCTGCCTCTGCCATTTCAGCTTCATATCTTTTTTGAAGTGCTGATATATATTTAGTTGTTATAATACTCATAATTAGATAATAAATTCTTCGTCTGTCTTAGCATCTTTTTTTTGTTCAGCATACAACTCTTGTGTCCCGTTAGCTTTCGTTACTTTCTCAACACCATATTTATTAACAATTGATGAAAATGTATTTAAATCAGTTCCAACTAATTTAATCTTACCACTTTCCATATTGATATTGATTTTATCAATCTCCTGTTCGATAAGAATTGTAATTGATTCTTCATCAAAAACATTTAAAAGATCCTCATTGATTATAATTTTAAGATCCTTTTTGAGTACAAACGCAAAATCATCGGAGATTTTTGCAACTTTAATCAATTGTTTTTGTTTAGAGCTTCCAATAAATTGGAAACCAACATTCACCGGAAATGACTTCTTATTGAAGACATCCATAAAAAGTTCTTCTGTTGTTTCGTCTAATTTATAGAACGCATCTGTTGTTTCCTTTGCCATAATTTTATATTTGTTTATATTTTATTTATATTTATAATAAAAATTTAATTAAAAGTTTTCTATAATAGAAAGAAAAATAAAATTGATAATACAATAGTAGATATTATTGGTATAAATCGCCAATATAATCTATTATAAAACTTATCACTTCTAAATAGTGAAAACCCAACTATAACTAAATAAGAATACTTATCTACCTTTTCACTACTATATAGTTCAAAAATTTCAGATAGACCATTTCTATTTAAAAATTTATTTAATTCAGAAAGATACTCTTTTATATAAGTCTCAGAAATTCTATCTATATCCGATTTTTTAAGAGAAAAGGCCTCACCAATCAATTCTTCGGGAATATTAATAACCGTATACATTCTATATGCACTATCAACTCTTATATTAAAGTTTTTCTCTAACATATCTTTTATTGATTTAATAGATTTCTTATACGATGAGAATAATCTCAATTTTTTAACAACGTTTAATTTTTTCACCATATTATTTATATGGTTTAAAATAAATTTTGTTTAATACATTGTAGAATCTTTATTCTCCATGTTTTTCAATAAATACATTGAAAGTATTGATTCTTCACCAATATTAGAGTTTAACTTTTTAAGCAATTCGATAATAATATCATTCTGTTCCATAGAAGATCCATATTTACCCTTAATACTCTTCGAACTATCAACTGAAGATCTCTTCGAACTGGCAGAGTCAGGTGAATTAACATTAGACATCTTAGGAGTACCTGAATATCCAATTAAACTAGGTGCTGCGATATTAGACATTCTCTCTAGCTGAGAAATCTTCTTATCATTCAAACTATCCATCGCCTTACCCATTTTAGTGAGTGAGTTTGCCAACCTATCATAAGCCTTAGCAAGAACAACCATACCCTTTGACATACTTATAACAGGATCACTATTGAATGTGTTTTTAAGAAAACCAGTTAATCCACCACTTCTATTTTGAAGTCTATCATATACCTCCATATAATAATAAATATTAGATGATATAGATTTCATAAAGTCTGGATTTATATCCATATTAAAGTACTTACTATTTTTACCAAAAATCCTTGCGGTAGTTGCAATCGAATTAACAACATTTCTTAGACTATTAAGTGTAGACCATGTAACCTTTTTCTTATTAACACTATTTGATAAAGCAACATAAGAATTAACTACATTTTTAATGTGATATGACCAGTTTTTATCAGGAAACTTAGTCCAATTCACATCATCAGCAGAAAACTTATTTGCAACACCTACGATAGCACCCGCAACGGTAAGAACACCATTTACCATATTATTGATAACTTCGTCACCTGATGTAAACCAACCAGTATCCTCACTCAATGCTTTAAATACTGGAGCAAATGCAGTTATAGCGCCACCAACACCTTTACCCCATTCACTAGATGGATATTTACCTTCTTCGAAACTTGAAACATTTTCTGCGAAAATACCTGCCGCATCTATAATACCTTGAGATATAGTCGTTATTGCCAATGCAAAATCCTTAGGTCCAACACCACCACCACCAAAAAGTTTAGCAATCCCATTTTTCAATAACATAGAATAAACAGGAGAGAATGCGGAAATTGCGGTACCTACTCCCTCAGCCCAGGCCTTTGTCGGACCATTTATCCAAACCGCAGTATTTTCAGGATTGGCAAAAATACCTGCAGCATCTATAATACCCCTAGATACCGTTCGTATAGCATCAGAAAACTCTTTAGGTCCAACACCACCACCACCAAAAAGTTTAGCAACACCATTTGCCATCATCATAGCATAAACTGGTGAGAATGCACCAATGGCAATACCTACTCCCTCAGCCCAAGCTTTTGTCGGACCACCAGTAAATGCAGCATCGGCACCTTTGAAAATCCAAGCGGCATAAACGATAGAATCTACAACAGATCGTATAGCCTTATTACCATCCTTTACCCAAGATTTGGGCATAACCCCAAGAAGTGCAGTCAAACCACCAAAAATCTTCATCACTTTAGACACACTTAATGACCAAATCAAATCAGGACCTCCCTTATAATCACCTTTAGAAAGAATATGAGAGGCCGCAACAACAGTTCCCGCAACCGCAAGAACTGCAGCCAAACCAGCAGCAAATAAGAATGCCTGAGGACCAAATACCATTGGTCCTAAAATAGCAGCACCTAATGCAAAACCACCAACACTAGCAGCAACACCCAATGCCCAATCAAGACTAGGATATGATTTTTTATCATATTTACCAAGTGATAAAATTAAAGATGATGCCATT